TCAACCATGATTTCTGTTAAACAGGCAATAAGATTAATTTCGTGGTCTGCCACAAAAGCTGCCTGATACTGATACTTTGCAAGAATAAGAACCAATTGGGGTACAGAATTGGCTTTTAAAACTTCATATAAAGTATCATAGATGTTTCTAAAAATACGTGTCTGGTCATTGTCTAAGTTGTTTGTAACCCATTTACGACAAGAAGCAAAGTCTTTTCCTTTTAGAGAATTGACCAGTTCTGTCATTTGAATTTCAGAAACAGAAGCCAGAATACCTTTATCTATTGAACCACCAATAGCATATCGTTGGAGTTCATTAAGAATCCTACGATTATCAGGAAAGTGTTTAGTGATGACCGCAGCCACAACTTCTTTATCATAAGGAATCTTTTCTTCACCTAGAATCCATTCCACACGTTTAAAGAATTGTGTAGCCATTTTGGCTTTACTACCATTAGGTTTAACATCAATTACTGTGCAACGAGAATGTATTGGGTCAATAATACGATTCTTAAAATTACAAGTAAAGATAAAGGAACAATTAGATGCAAACTCCTCGATGGCACCACGCAATGCAGGTTGAGTTGAATTTGGATTTAGATAATCTGCCTCATCAATGATAATAACTTTTCGTCCACCCATCAACGACATGGACGAGGCGTAGTTTTTGATTTTGTTTCTTAATACATCAATGCCTGATTCGTCTGAACCGTTGATAATAATGTAATCACAACCAACTTCATTACAAAGAGCTTTTGCAACTGTGGTTTTACCAACACCTGCGGTGCCAGCCAATAAAAGATTTGGGATTTGTTTACGATTGACGAATTCCTGAAAAGTTGTTTTTAAACTTTCAGGTAAAATACAATCTTCAATAGTTTGAGGTCTGTAGGCTTCAACCCACAACATATGTTCGTTCATTCAAATACTCCATAATATAAAAATGAAATGCCAGACAAGCCGGCATTTCTCACGTCCTACCAGGCTTTACTTGACTTCATTCATTGATTCAAATAGTGCCTCAAATTCCTTGTATTCAGCGACTTCAGTTTGGAAGCTTTGTTTGAATTGTACCTTGGCCATGCGTTTGACAATCTTCTTAGGAATCTTTAATTCATCGTAAGAAACATCAACAATGTCTTTCATAGCTTCATTATTACTTTGATTACGTTGCATGTGTAATACCAACTCATCAATATAACCTTTAAGTTTCTTTAGTTGTTCATCATCATATGAACCAAATAAAGTATTTACTTTAGTCATTTCAATTCTCCATTAATCATACCAATAACATCCAAATCATTTTCTTCAACAATAATACTTCCTGTTGTTAAGTTGATTGCTGTTTTTCCAATGTGTTCACCCTCGGGAACTTGAAACACAACAACCACATAAACAGGATTTACCGCTACTTTGTTTTTATTTACTGCATCTGTTACCCATACTAACATATCATTCTCCAAATGTTGAGCTCTTAGATTCAAGAGCAATCCAATATTGTATATTATCTTTAGTATTTTTAAATGAAGCCAGGCCTTGTGAAGAAATTTCTACTTCATAAGAACCTGCAACCATTTTAAAATTCTCTGTCAAAAATACAGCCTTAAAAGTTTTACCATTTCCATCAGCAACCTGTATGGAAGTTGTATGAGCAGCATCATCTTTTGCATCAAAAGTTGTTACTGTCACTTTTTCACCATTAGATTCAAATGAGATATTAGGTGACTGCAATACACTTGCATCTTTCATCATATCATGAAAATCTAACTCATTTAAATTGAATGATGCATCAACACTTGGTAGTGTCAGAACCTTTTCAGGTACAGTTACAATCATAGACTTGGATGTTGTGCGATACTTTGTTCTCTTTTTATTACTTTTAAAAATAACATTTTGATTTTCGAAATCAATCTCTGCATCTTTATACAAAGAATAAACCGATAAAAATTTATTCAAATCATAGATACAAAAATCTTCGGGAAAATCATCAGGCAGAGTTGCCTTAGCCAAGATAGTCTTAGTTGAGGACATCGTTGCGATGTTCTTTCCTTTTTTAAACTCAATACCAGAATTGATACTGGCAAAGTTTTTTAACACGGTTAGTGTTTCACTTGATAGTTTCATTACGAACTCCTTCATTTATTTCACTCATTATACTTGAACCATAAGAGGTTGTCAAGCATTTTATCAATTTACTTTGTAATTGTTCCAAAGTACCATTATTTTCCACAATATAATCCATATCGTGGCCAATCCATCTCCATTCTGATTCATGTACACCAGAACGAGTTAACATAAAATCTTCTTCTTTGTGTGAACCTTTGTTTGCTCTGGATGCCAAATCATACCAATGTGGTTTAATACCTCTTTGAATTTCAATTAGTATACCACCTTGTTTTTTAACAAAATTAATTTCATTAGCAAATCTAACATCAGTCACAACAAAATGTTTTGATTGGAGTTTTTCCATATATCTTTTCAGTTTGATAATCCAAAAATCTGTATGAAAAACCTGGCGACCAACTTCAGTACCCATTAATTGTAATGCTAATCTTGGAGTGAATTCTTTACTCAGATTATCACTCCAAAATTTATCAGTAGTTTCTCTAAACTCCCTAGATTCATTAGTATCACCCTCTAAAAGGTGTCTAGGCCAATCGAACATTTCTGATGTAATATCTTTTACACCAGAAGCAAAACTAACTTTATGAAATCCTTGTTCTTCAAGAAATTCACCAGCTGTGCCTTTGCCTGAACCAATAAAGCCTAGAAGACCAACAATCATTACATTTCTCCAACATAATTAGCGACTGCTGGCATATCTCCTTTAAAATGATATGTGCCAATGTGGTCAGTTTTCATCCATGGACATAACCAAATTTGGCCACCCATTTTACGCCATAATTGACAAAACATATAATCTTCAGACAAATAACGCTCAGTACCGCCACCAGTTGCACTATCAGCTGTATCAATGATTGTATCAAAGTATGCATGAATGTAACGTGAACCATCAAAGTGTGCTTGACCTACGTGGTCAGGTTTGTACCTAAGTTGTGGATATTTCTCAGCAAATTTTGGAAATACTTCACGTTTAACTAACATAAAACCAGTTCCAATTTCTAATACTTCTAAAGGTTCTGTTACAGTAAACTTCTCTGTGCCTTTAGCTGGATTAAAAACAAAATCACCAGTAACTTTTTCAAGCAATCCTGCTTCAATTTCTGGATTTTTTTCCATTGCTTTTTTAACTGAACGCCATTTGATGGCTTTCTTTGGATAAGGACCACCAATAACATCTTTATCTAAAGCTAACAATGCAAGAACATCTTGTGGGTTAAAATGTATATCGGCATCCAAAAATAATAAATGTGTACAATCCGAACGGCTAACAAATTCGTCAACAAGATAATTTCTAGCACGTGTAATCAAAGATTCATTGAAAAGAAATGAAAATTTAATTTGTATTCCATAATTCATACAAATTGCTTGTAAATCTAAACAGGCTTTTGCATATAATCCGTGGTTCATTCCACCATACATTGGTGTAGCTACAAAAATACTTTTCTTTTGAAGTTCTTCTTTTTTAATTGAAATTTCCATTTACTCTCCAAATTATATAAAAAAAAGGGGGATAAATCCCCCTATTATTTTACTGATTAAGCGTTGAAGCTAAAACCAGATTTCAAAGCTGCACGAACCATTGCTTTGGTTGGCTTACCCATACGGTACACAGAAACCTTGGTGCCATCACCACGTGTTTTTGTGTTAGTGTAGATAACATTGCCTTCTTGACGGAGTTCGTCAATACGAGCAGAAACGTTTTGGATGCCAAAACGAGCACGAGCTTGTGCTACTGACAGGGTGTTGTAACCCTCTTGTTTACTCAAAAAGTTGAGGATCTTTTCTTTTTCAGAAAGTTTGGTAGTCATAAAATAATCTCCTAATGACAAAGTTTAAAAAAACTTGTTTTCACAAGTATTCACATCATAACACTATTTAGTGTGTGTGT